GACAAAAGCCATTGGGTAACATCAACAGGCGAAAATGGTGTAATAAGAGTTGTTCAAAAAATGTTTATAGAACGAAATATTCCATTAATAGTCAGACCAATTAGGAATTAAATTATGGCAAAATATTATTACAAAAACACTGAAATACTGGCTCCTTTTACTATTATTTCAAACGAGCCAATGTTTGATATGACAACTATTTCTTTAAAAACCAGACGAGCAACTCAAGGTCATCAACGCTGGGAATTAAGCTTTAGAACACAACCTACGAATAATAATATTGAAGAAACTTTATTAAGTAGTGTTAATAACCTTGATGCTGAAACAATGACAATGCCTCAATTAAAAAGTGTTGAAGATAGGTTTACTTTTAGTGGGCCTGTAACTTTAGCGGCTCAAAGTAATGCTAATAGCAGCGCTGTTTCCTTGACACTTTCTGCTCTTAATTCTGGTATTATTCCCAAAGGTTATTTTGTTAAGTTTTCAAGTAGTGATAAATTACATATTGTTACTTCTGATGTATCTTTTGATGCAACGTCTGGTAATGTTACTATGAGCATATACCCAAAATTAGTTAGTAATGTAATTTCAGGAACTACATTAGCTACTGGTACTAGTGTTATATTTTCTTACTTTAAAAGTATAGATAATCAAACAGGGATTACATTTACAGACGGTATTTTAGCTAATTCAGGTACTATTACGCTGTTAGAGGCGGTGTAACATGAGAGTTTTTTCTAGTACGGTTCAATCTTTAATTGATTCTGGTAATATTGAGTATTTTTATTTAATTACCTTACAATTTAATCAAACTTATAGATTTACAAGTTATAGAAGTAATTTAGAATATCCTATAGGCTCAAACAATACTTATATTGCTGATGGTGGTATTTTTGAAATTGATGAACCTCAATTTTCTTCAATAGTGGATCGAGAAGCTTATAGAGTTGTTTTAGCTGAAGAACTTGATGAAATGTTTGCTGAATTTGAAGCTAATGTTGTTGGTAAACCTATAGATGTAAAAGTAGGGTTTGTATCAAATGGAGTTCCTCTTTTAAACACTGCCGACATTGTATCCATATATACTGGTAGAGTAGACAGCCCTTCTATTACAAATGACTGGGAAGAAAAGCTAGCTATTATCGAAGGTACTTCTCCTATGTCTGATTTAGACGCAGTAAATGTTAGATTTACTTCAAAAGACAATATGGATCAATTGAGTTCTACTGATACTTCTTTTGATCAAATTTACGAGAGTAGTCAAATTACTTTAAAGTGGGGTAAGGTTTAATGAGTCCAAAATTATTATTAAGAATTATTCTCACTGTTGTATCAATGATGCAACAACAGGCCCAACTTAATAGATTAAAAAGAAAACAAGAAGAAGAAGCTGAAAAAAGAAAAGGCTTTCAATTTACTGTTAGAGGAAGATCTTCACCTATACCTATTGTTTATGGGAAACAAATGTTAGGTGGTATTGCTACAGGTCATAAAGTAAGTAATAATTATGTTGCAGGTTCTAGTAGTCTACACGATAAATTATTTGAAGAAGATCTTGGAACAAGTGGTACAGGTTCAAAAAATGAATTTCTTCATGTTGAATATGCATTATGCCATGAAGGAATAGAAGGTGTTCAATGGGTTAGAGTTAACGGTGTTAATTATAACGACTCTGAAGCTAAGTTTAATCATAGGTTTAGATGTTATAATTCTGGTGGTGTTGCAGATCCTGTTTCTACTGCAAACGGTTTTCCAAGTACTAATACTTTTACAGGAGTAGCTCATGTATCTTCTACTTATAAATTAAATAGAGATGAACAAAATTATGGTGGCGAACCTGATGTAAACTTTTTAGTTAAAGGTAGAAAAGTTAAAACTATTGTAAGAAGTGGAACAAGCCCTAATTACACTTATGCCCTAAGCTCTTCTTTCAGTTATAATAATAATCCTGTATATTGTTTATTAGATTATTTAATGAGCAGTGAATTTGGACGAGGTCTTTCTGTTGATGATATAGACTTGCCTTCATTTTATCATTCAGCTTCTGTATGTGATACAATTGTTATGACCCAAGCTTCTTCAGGTGGAAAAGTAAATGGCGGTAAAACTATAACTGCAGTTGCAGATTATGCAGCTTTGCCTGGAAATCTTGAAGACAGAACTTACGAAAATAACCTTTGGAAAACTACTAATAACGGTAATTATTATTATTGGAATAGAACTGCATGGGTTCAAACTGAGTTTGATTTACGTAGAGATATACCTTTGTATGAATGTAATTTAACAATAAACCCTGAAAGAAGTATTCGTAATAATATTGAATCAATTTTAGATACAATGGGTTTGGCTGAATTAACATGGACTACATCAGGAAAATACAAATTATCTTTAGAATATCCAACTAGTGTAAACGAAACTTTAGCTCTTGTTAATACTGCTCACGTTTTTAATGAAGACAATATAGTTAAAGATAAAGTTAACCTAGTCTATGCTAACGCAAGTGACAGATTTAATCAAGTAACTATTGACTTTTTAAACGAACATGAAGATTTTAAAGATGATACAATATCATGGCCTCCTAGTAACAGTACTATTTATACACAATACTTAACAGAAGATGGCAATCAACCTTTAAAAACTTCAATAAATTCAAGCGGCATTACAGACCCCTATCATGCTCAAGCTTTAGCTGAACAATTAGTAAGAAGATCTAGGACATTAAAATCAATTGAATTTAGAACTGATAAAAGCGGATTAAGTGTAGAGCCTGGAGATTTTATTAAAGTCACTATACCTCAAAATAATCTTAACAATGAAATAATAAGAGTAGAGGGTATTCAAGTTAATTCTGACTTATCAGTTAAAATATCAGGATATACTTTTAATCATGAAGTTCTTGCGTGGAATATAGCAAATGATATTGCATATGGAACTCAACCTACTTATGATTTTACAGTAGATGCACCTACTAATTTAACATTGCAAGGTGGATCTTCTTTAAATGATGATCAACAAACATTAGCTCATTTAACATGGGTAGATAATAATAATGGTTCATCTTTTTCCTATGATATTTACTATAGAGTAAATGGTACCAGTGATTATATCTTTATAGGAAATACTAAATACAATAAATTTAATTTAGGAAATATTGAAGGTATATCAACTAATTCTAATTTTGATTTTAAAGTTTTTGCAAAATCACCGCTAGGTTCTTTAAGTCAAGCTGCAGAAATTTCAAATGTTAATATTTCAAAAGAACCAGACGAACCTGATTCATTAAATATAACTGAAGAACAATATTTAACAAATAATGCTTCGGGTATTAAAAACAGATTAACTTTACAATTTTCATCAAATAATTCAGGGGTATTACCTGCATATTATTCAGTAGAATATAAAAAAGCTAGTGAATCTGTATATCAAGTAGTTGGAACTACAAATACTACTGAAATATCTATACCTGATGTAAGTTCAGGTTTATTTGATTTTAAGATTATTGCATATAGTATATATGGTTATGCTTCAATACCTTTTATTAGTCAACATACTATAGTTGGATTTTCAGCAGATCCTGCTAATCCAACAGGTTTTTCTGGAAATATTAATGAAGGCCAAATTAACTTATCTTGGGATGAGCCTACTGATTTAGACGTTTTATACGGTGGACATTCTGAAATAAGATATCATACTGCTATTGACAGTTCGGCAACTTGGGATTCCTCAACAGAAATTGTATCTTCTTTATCTGGTAATACTACAAATAAAACAGTTCCAACTTTAAGAGGAACTTTTTTCTTAAGATTTTATGATGCTTTTGGTAATTATTCAGTTACACCAGCTCAGTTTGTTAGTGATTTTGTAGATGAATCTTTTAATTTTATTGCAGAATATGATCAAGTTGCAGCTAACTTTTCAGGAAATAAAACTAATTGTACTTATAATTCAGGAACAGGCTATTTAACTTTGAATTCAGGTCAAAGTAATATGATATATGAATTTGCATCTGTTGTTAACCTCCAAGAAGTAGTTACTGTTAGATTAGTTCCAAACTTAGTAGCTACGGCTACACCTTCAGGTAATCTTGTATTAAATTATACAAATGTAAGTCTTTTAAATAGATTTTCAGGTGAAGTTGCAGATGCAATATCAAGAATATATATTTCTACAACTCAAGATGATCCAACAGGTACTCCAACATGGAGTTCTTATGAGCCTTTGACAATTGGTAGCTATAAGGCTAGAGGTCTTAGATTTAAATTAGAAATTGATACATTAGGCAGCACTAATGTTGATGTTACTGTAACTGATTTATCTGTTATTGTAGATAAAAAAGATGTTATCAAAACAGGAACTAGTACAAGTAGCACTTCCGCAAACACAAGTGTTTCATTTCCAAGTGCTTTTTATATTGGAATTTCAGGAAATAGCAACCCTAGAATTGGAGTTCAAACAATTGGAGGCTCCCAAGGGGATCGTGTAGTTATAGTGTCTAGAAATAATACTGGATTTGTATACTCAATTTATAATAGTAGTGGCAACCGTGTACAACAAACAATAGATTACCAAGCAATTGGTCAATAATAGGAGAAAATTATGTCAACAGCATCATTGGTTATTAATGCTAACCAAAGTGGCGTTGCTTACACTGGTGATTTAAACAACGCATTAGAAGCGATTAACACTTGCCACTCAGGAAATTCAGCACCTACGAATCAAGTTGTTTCAGGTAAATTTTGGTTGGATACTTCAGGTACTAACCCCATACTTAAAATTTATAGAAACGGATGGAAAAGTTTATTTACATTAAAATCAGGTAGTGTAGAGACAAGTATAAATGCTTTAACAACTTCAACTTTATCTGTTTCATCCACCTCTACGTTTACAGGTTTGATAACTGCTACTGGAGGTGTTTCAGGTAATGTTACAGGTAATGTTACAGGTAATACAGCAGGTGTACATACAGGTAATGTTACAGGAAATCTTACTGGTAATGTTGCAGGTAATACAGCAGGTGTACATACAGGTAATGTTACAGGAAATCTTACTGGTAATGTTACTGGTAATGTTACTGGTAATGTTACAGGTAATATTGCAGGAGCTACTGGTGCATTTACAGGAGATGTTTCTGCTGATAATTTTAACAGTACTTCAGATGAAAGGTTAAAGTCTAACATAAAACCTTTAAATGATGCATTACAAAAAGTTAAACAACTTAAAGGTGTATCATTTGAAATGGATAATAAACAAAAAATCGGTGTTATTGCTCAAGAAATTCAAAAAGTAATTCCTGAAGTTGTTAATACAAAAGAAGACGGTTATTTATCAGTATCTTATGGAAACATTGTAGGTTTATTAATTGAAGCAATTAAAGAACAACAAGTTAAAATTGAACAATTAGAACAAAAATTAGGTGATTCATGACAGAATTTGAAAAAGCTGATAAAGATAATAACGGTATAATTACTCAAGATGAATGGGAAAAATTAGAGCTTGAAGATCGAAAACGGAGGCTAGATGATGAAGACGCTCATAGAGATCAAACTCGTAAAATGGCTTGGTTTTCCCTTTGGGGAATGCTGCTTTATCCTTTGGGTGTTGTGCTTACAGGTTATCTAGGTTTAGATCAAGCATCTAGCATCATTGGCAGTATGGCAAGTATTTATTTTGTATCTGTAGCAGGTGTTGTTTCTGTATTTATGGGAGTTTCACAGCTAGCTAAAAAGGATAAAAAATAAATGTTACAAGCATTATTAGGCCCAGTAGCTAATTTAGCAGGAAGTTATCTTCAAGGTAAGGCAGATAAAAATGCTGCTGACGCTGAATTAAAGTTAACTGAAGCAAAAGCTAAAGCTCAAATTCTTTTATCTGAAAAAACCAGCGTTGCTGATTGGGAACGCATTATGGCACAAAATTCAGGCTCTTCGTGGAAAGACGAATGGTTTGTAATTGTTTTATCAATTCCTTTAATTTTATGCTTCATTCCAGGGATGGAAGGAGTTGTTCATCATGGGTTCCAACAACTTCAACAAGCTCCTGATTGGTATTTTTATTCTTTATTAACTGCGATAAGCGCTAGCTTTGGAGTTAGAGGATTTAAACAATTCTTAGGAAAAAAGTAAATGAGTGATTTAAAATTACCTGTTGCATTAGTATTAGCAATGGCAGCACAACTAGTAGCAGGGGTGTGGTGGGTTTCTAAGCAAGCCCACACTATCGAAGATTTAAGTGAAAATGTTTTAAATTTACAAGAAGAACTTACATTACTTCAATTAGACACCATTGACTTAATTGATTTTGCTACTTTTACAGAAAATAAATGGGCTGAAGCTTATGATGAAGACCCGTCTTACACTCGTAAGTTTGGAACAAAATAGGAGATAAAATGTCTTTTAAATTATCAAAAAGATCATTAGACAAATTAGAAGGTGTTAATCATAACTTGGTTAACGTAGTACATAAAGCTATTCAACTTACTAAAGTAGACTTTGGTGTTGTTTATGGACTTAGAACACTTGAAGAACAAAAGAAATTAGTTGCTGCGGGTAAATCTCAAACGCTAAAATCAAAACATCTTGACGGTAACGCTGTAGATCTTATGGCTTATGTAGACGGTAAAGGTTGTTGGGAATTAAATATTTATGATGACCTTGCGGATGCTATGAAAGCAGCTGCTATTGAAGAAGGTGTTCCTATGAGGTGGGGTGCTGCTTGGCATATACCTGATATAAGAGAATGGAATGGCACTATGGAAGCTGCTATGATGTCTTATATTGATTTAAGACGGTCTCAAGGTAGACGTCCGTTTATAGATGGCCCTCATTTTGAGCTAGATTAAATACCTGACGTTTAAGAATAAAGAATATAAAATAAGGGACAGGATTATCCTGATAGTCTCTTCAGAGGGGGCATAAAGTTGCCCTCTCTACAATACCTGACGTTTAAGAATAAAGGTAGGGTTATTAATATACTTAAAGTATATAATATTTTATGTTTTAATTATGTTAATGAAAATTTAATAGGAGGTCGTATGGCTGAAAAGAAAGACTCACGGCTAGCTCGTGTAGGGGTATCTGGTTATAATAAGCCAAAACGAACCCCTAATCATCCAACTAAATCACATATTGTTGTAGCTAAATCTGGAGATCAAGTTAAAACAATTCGTTTTGGTTCTCAAGGGGCTGTTGGCTCACCTAAAAAAGAGGGTGAATCTCAAAGCTACAAAGCCCGTAGATTAGCTTGGAAAGCTCGTCATGCTACAAATATAGCCAAAGGCAAAATGTCTGCCGCATATTGGGCTAATAAAGTTAAGTGGTAAGGAATAGATAATGTCGCTTTTAACAAAACCTACTAAAAATATTAAACGATCGGTCGCTGATCCTAGTGATAGTTATCAATCTTTAAAACCTTTGTGGAAAAAGTCTAGGGCTGTTTTACAAGGAGAAA